ATTAACAAACGCAAGCACATCCCTAGATCGAAGCCATTTAATGACTAAGTGTTTTGCGGAGTCATCCGCCTCGTAAAGCGCCTGATCAAATGGCTTACTCATCGGTGCCTTCGTAATATGCCTTCATAGCGGGCATAACGAGTTCCTCCCACGCAGAGAGCCGCATCATAACTAAACCCTCCCTACCCCAGTCATCAGGCATTAGAACAGCCCTAGCAGGCTTCCTACGAGAACCAAAATCCGCTTCGTTAGACTTCACCTGTGCTTCGATACGCACCCAAGCGTTTACGGCAGGCTGAATCTGCTTCCCCGCTTTTACCTCGTTAGCAAACAAGGCATCGTTCCAGCGTTCCTCATTCCCGTCACCGAACTTATGCGAAGGCGCTACACCTAAACGCTTTCGAGCAGTTCGCTGTTTATTCAGACCCTTCTTGCGTGAGCGCTTCCCTCGTGCCGCAGGGTCATTACAACCCTTGATGCGGCGCTTCCCGTCACGGCCTGCGACACCAAGTGTCCCGAACTTCGGGCATCCTTCAAGATTACATTTCTCCTGATTACCTTGACACTCACCTTTACGATCATCCACTAGAAAGCCTCCAAGGCAAACCAGTCATCCCAAATCGCTGAAGGATGAAGCCCTAAACGGATTGCATATTTGTCCGCATACCACTGGTTGATATGAACCTTTTTATTTTTCCATTTATACACGGTATGGAAGTCTGCACCTACCGCTTCCGCAATTGCTGAAATGCTCGTTGTATCAGAAAACATTTTCAGCAACTCCTCTGCCGGAAATTGCTTTGCATTAAAAACCCTACTCATCATCATCCTCTTGTTCACAAATAGTTATGTTCAATATTTTTTTGAATGTGCATTTACAGCGCATCTTTTAATCCTTTTTTAATCTGGTCACGCAACACTCGGCGCTCCATGGGATTCATCCCGCCGAATACACCCCACCTGTCGTCATCCTCTTGCAAGTTCATAGCAAGTTTCAAACATTGCTTTTTAACCGTGCAACGCTTGCAAATGCTTTTGGCTTGATCGAATCGAGTTTCAGATGGGGTGTTCGCTGGAAAGAAAATCGTTGTTGGATAATCCAAACAAAGCGCATCCTCCCTCCAATGGTCACGCTTCATAAGTTTCTTTCAATATCGAGTCGTATTCGGAAATTGCTTTGCGCAACTGCTCAAGCGACAATCGATCTGTACCGTCAAGTAAGACAACAGTCCTAGCGTGGTGAAGAACCCCCACCAACGCATAAGCCTGATTAATGCTTATAGGAATGTTCACTTTGACTCCATCAACTGCTTGATAAGCGCAGAGGCTTCCTTGCTTGTTAGTTCACCAACAGCCGACTTTTGGAACACTGTTGCAAGCGTTCCTGAAAGATCAAACTTCTTTTCCTTCGCAAGTTTCTCAATCAACCCTTTTTGCTTAGCGCTTAACAAGCCAGCAACAGGGCGAATTGGTTTAATGTTTGTAACCTCGGTTGCCCCAAAGATTTCTTTAATTTCCTCGAACGAAGGCATATTGTCATCTATGAATTCCTTTACAACCGTTGGCGAAGGAACACCCTTTGCAGGATGGTTGCCAACATAAGGTTCTGCGGCTTCTGCTCTTGCGGCCTGAACTCTAGGCAGGCTCGTAACAGTTGTTTGATCAGACCAATCTTGCTTAGACCAAAGGCTCAACGAGATTCCAAATCGCATCGCCGCATTACGGAGGAAGTCACCGATCAGTTCCTTGTCGAGATCAGGCTTGTTTGCTTTAGCAGTACCAACCCCTAAAAGAGTTTTGCCAAGCAAAGTGAGGCTCGCCCACATCGTTGCGGTGTCGTTCATTACCGTGATTGCTGGTCTGCCGTTATCCCAAGCGACAGGTTGCCAGTTCCAATTTGGGTCAATCTCGATCAGGATTCTTGTTATGTCAGCGTGACTTACATAGGCAAGGTTGATTCCGTTACGGGGAATTGTTCCAACTATTTTTGGGTCTGGCGTGGCGTACTGATCGAGTACCGCCCGCAAGAGTTGTGTGTTTAGTTCCTGCTCCATTTTTTCTTTCTCCTTTTTGTTGTTGTTTAGTATTTCCAAGGCATCTGATAATTGCAATCCTCGCAAACCAAGCCCTGTGTTGGCATTGCGAACACTTTGTCATTTTCAATCGGTCTGTCACAGTAATCACATTCGTGAAAGACCATCACGGTATATATGGGTGCAAACCCTTCGCTCATTTTTTTCCTTTCACGATTCGCATAACACGGAATGGAGCGCCCTGCTTCTGGTATTGCTCTACAAGTTCAGGGTGTTCGGCTTTAAGCCGCACCGTATCAAGAGAGGCTCGACCCGCTTGAGACTTCCACGAAATAACTTGCTCACCGTTAATCGTGCCAAACTCGTTCTGCAAAAGCATCTGCGCCAAAGCATCCTTCGCTTTTTTCTCTAACTCCTCACCCTGCTTAGAAAGCATCCGTGCTTCCTCTAACTGGTTAATCCAATCCCAAGCATCGGAGGGTAATTCAATGCTCGTTGGTTCGGCTTTCCAGATTCGGGCTATGTCATCAGCAAAAAAGTTTTGCAACTCCGCTTCATCGAGTTCGGAAAGATCACCTGAATCAACGATGTTGCCAAAGAACTCCGCTTCAATCGAAAGCGCCTCAATCGCCGCAGGATTATCAGGAAGTTCAACAACTGAAAGATTCATCTGACGGTCAAGAACGGAAAACCAAACAGGCACTTGAAGTACTGCCTGCTGAGCCCATCCCTGCCATAACCATTCTGCGGGCAGATCATCTGAACTGCTTACGGAGTATTTTGTTGTTGTCTTTGCTTCAACAACTACATTCGGTGATTCCTCGTTATCTACTCCGTCAAGGCTGATCGAAAGTCTGCCGTCACGGTAAACAACATTCGGTGTAATTATCTCGGTGCCAAGAACTCGTGAAGCGTTTACTAGTAGCGGAGATTCCAGCAAGTTGCCTCGCTCGAATACCGCATTAGTTGGCTTAACAGATGGCTCGGCGAGTTTGTCTGCTAACAGCGCTGACCTGTTCGAGTACGGGCTTGCGTTCATCAGGGCTGGAATATCGGAAGCCCCAAACACGCACTGCCCGTTCTCATCTCTCCATCGAGTCAGTAGCCACTCTTGAGTTCCGTGTGTTGGTTTTGGTATTAGTTTCATTCCTTCTCTCTTTCGTTTGTCGATTTGTTAATTGTTACCAAGGGGTGTAACAGGGTTAGAGCGCCTTGTCTGCTTTGCGATCTGCGGCGGCATCTCTGATCTCCCAAGTGCCGTTCTTGATCTTGCGGAAAGTATCCGTGTGACCTTCCAACCATCTCCTGATTGCTGGTCCACTAAGCCCTGTCAGTTCCTTCATCTTTTTAGTTGTGATTTCCTCAAATACATTCTCTGCGGCGTAATCCAGCAGGGCATCGTATTTGTCGCTTACCTTCAAAGATTCGGGAGATTGCTTCGCACCTTCGAGCAGGCTTCGCAAAGTTTCCTTATCAACCTGTTCACGAACTGACTGCGTAACATTGGCAACCCAAGCAGGCCTGCCGTATTCCTCGATGGCTTCCTTCACTATCTGTACTGCGTTCATTTCTTTTCTCCTTCGTTGGTTACTTTTATTTGTATGACATTGTTATATCCGTATGCGCTGAACGGAAATCGTTGAGCCTTTTTGATTGCGGCTTGTAGGTTCTGTGCCTGATAGGTCACGGTGTCTCTATGTTCGTCACCGAACTTTGTCAAGGTGCGAACCTTTAGCGTGTAGGTGCTCATTCGTATTCGCTTTCAAGGCTTTCGAAGTTAAGAGCAGTTGCTGACAACTGGAAGGCGAGTTGCTCAATAAAATCTTGATCGCCTTCCTTGATTGCTTGTTCCAAAACTCTTACCTGCTGGCGAATATCTTTCAAGATTGCTCGCTGCGCTTTTTTAGTTACCATCTGACCCTCCCTTGAGTCTTTCGGAGTACTTCCCCGATAAGTCAAGTTTAGGATGCGGCGCTATCCGATTGCCACAATCTTTTTTAGGCGTGAATAGCAGGTTTCGGGGTGGGGAGCATCCCTGCGAACTGAAAGCCCCAAGGAAATCGCCCGCAGGAATACTCAACCCGTGTTGCGAGGCGGAGAAGGAGAACACCCCGCAACACGGTCAGGCTAAATGTTCGACTGCATCCTGTCCACTACCAAGAACACGCATTGACTGAACCATAGCGACAGGAACAGAGAGAACACAATCATACTGCTCATAACTATTTAACGATTGCGAAAGAACAATGTGATCAGGCTTTGTTTCTGGCAACAAAATCCCGCACGAAACAACAACACACGGGTTGGTATCGATCTCACTCTTTTCAATCCAAGTATTTGTATCTGCGTGCGCATCGTGCCAAACAATCTCTACAAATGTTGCCATACCTCACCAACCTTCTTTTTTCCTATCCGCACAGAACACTGGCGCTTGAATAGTGATATTTCTTTCAGGTGTGACAATAGCCAAAGCCTGCTGAGGTTGCTCGAAACCAAAGCCCATCAACAAGGCGTACTCGTCAAAGCCCTTCATCGAACCATTAACGACCATCGAAGGTGTCGAAATGTATTGATGCCAATGCCCTAGCCAAAGAGTTTGAAACGACTTCCCTGTGACCATATAGCGCTGATGCTTTCTCGCACGCATCCGCATAATCGGCGGATAGATGCCACCTATGCCGCCACCGCCAGAAACTTGATCACCGTGCGTTATCAAATGACCGTGCTGGTAAATCTCAATCAAAGCATCGGCTGATTCCGGAATAGTAAAGGAAACTCGTTTGTCTTTTGTAAAACTTCTTTCAACCATCTTGGCAAGTAGCCAGTCGAAGTTTGTTTTGACTCGTTGCTTCATTCGAGGTTTCCGTGTTGTGCGGCCGTGGTTACCAACTACCGAAACAACATGACATTTTTTGAACTCTGTAGCGAGTAGTTCGACTGCCGCAGAAAGTTGTTCAGCCCAAAATAAAAGAGAACCAATCATCGTGTCCTCGTTAGTAAGTGCAAGTTCCTCGTGAATATCTCCAGAGAAAATATCTCCACCTAAGACAAGTACAACACCGTCATAATTAACGCCAGAAAGATAATGCCTAGCCAATTTAATAACATTCTGTGTCCATCTTTCCAAACGCATTACAGCAATCTCACGATTGTATGCGTTTAACCCTTCCATCTCGTCAGGATTAACAACCTCGTCAAAGTGTGTATCGGAAAGCATCACAACTAATGTCGCTGCATGGGCTTTAGGTTTTGCTGGTGCAAGCCAAATTGGAGGCTGAACAGTTAACCCATCCACCAGATCAACAACAGATAACGCTTTTTCGAGTTCGTCAAGTTTGGTTTGTAGGCGAACATTCTGGTTCGCATAACTGTCACGCTGCTTACGCAAACGCAACAACTCACCATTGTTCTCTGCCTCTAATGCCTCATTGATTTGATCGCCCAAGCCCATCAGATACCTTCCCTGTTTCGCCAGCGCACAACTGCGTTGCGTGTGATTTGACAACCGTTGTCCTGCAACACCTGCGAAATAACGGATGCTGAGATTGTTGGATTACGCAAAGCGCACACCAAGTCCTCTCTGTCCTCCCCTTGCATTGATTGAATCGCCAGATCAACTGTTGATTGTTTCCCACCAGTATTAACTGGCGTTGTCTCTATCTGCTGCAATAACTTTCCCATGCTCACCTTCTCTGTGATCCTGAATATGTGCTTCTAACTTGTCATCCACCTTGTTCAAACCCTTGTAAATCATGCGGAGTTGCATCTGCACAACAGCATGATCCTCACGGTTTTCCCGTCTGGCTTCC